ACCCCAGCCTGATCGATCCCACCACAGGGCAGTACGCGAATCAGATCGCCGAGGACTATCTCAAGGGGCTGGATTCGCTGCGTGGGTATCTGTACCAGCGCTTGAGGCTGGGGCTGTGGGTGGCGGCCGAAGGGATGTACTTCACCGAGTTCGATCCGGCAGTCCACGTCACGGAGCCGTTTCCGATACCCGAGGAGTGGCCGCGCTGGATCGCCGTCGACTACGGCTTCGCGGCTCCGTTCTGCTGCCTGTGGCTGGCCAGAGAGCCCGAGACGAGACGCATCTACGTGTATCGGGAGCTGTACGGGGCGGGGTTGCGGGACGAGCAGCAGGTCGAGAAGATCCTCGACGCCACCGGTGGCGAGCAGCTGCTGCTGCGGGTGCTGGACCCCAGCATGTTCAATTTGCGGACCGAGCAGCAGCGGCCCAGCATCGCCGCGGTGTACGCGTCGAACGGGCTGTGGCCGGTGGTGCCGGGGATGAATAGCCGCAAGCAGGGCTGGGCGATCGTCAGACGAGCGCTTGCCAAGGATGCACCAAAGCTCGAGGAGGCTTTGGAAGGCCCAAGGCTGCGGATCTTCAAAGACCGCTGTCCGAACCTGATCAGGACGTTGCCCACCATGGTCGTCGACCCGCTGGACCCCGAGGACGTGGCCGACAAGGTGGGGTCACAGAAGACCGAGGACCACGCGGTGGATGCGCTGCGCTACGCGCTGGCGGCCGAGGCGCAGCCGCCGCAGCCGGCCGAAACGGTGAACCTGAGGTACGGCTAAGCGTGGTCGTCTCGGCGGCGCACTTCAAAGAAGTGACGAACGGGTACGAGCAGCAGACCGACGGGCTGTGGGTGCATCGGGGCAAGATGGACGTTGGGACGCTGCGGGCGACCAACACGCTGCCGCCGCTGAGGGGAGCGGGGACAGAGATCCATTACAACCCCAGTGCTGGAGTTGGCTCGGTGTTCGCGTATGACCGCGATGCCGACGTGTATAAGGATCTGAATATCGCTGGCAGGAACATCACGCTGAGCACGATTGGCGGCACGCTGAATCTGCCGGACGGGTCGGTGCAGACGGCGGATCTGGCGGCGGGTGCAGCGACGCAGTACCTGGGTGGCTATTCGGCGGGTGCTAATTGGACTACCCCCGCCGTGAATACATGGTACGAGACGCCAATTCAGACAACCGTCACCGTGAGTTCGGTCTATCAATACATACGCATCGAAGCCGGGGCGCAGTTTTACGGCAATACCGCCGGGGCGTATGCACATGTAGGCATCGGCTGGAACGCCTCCATCCAATACTCCTTGAGCACCTGGCACTGTGTCGCGGTCGGCTATCAGCAGATGGCGAATTTCGTCCACTACATCGGCCCCGCAGGGGTGGCCCCCGGCAGCGTGCGCTTCGCCGTGTTCATGTATGGCGCTGGGGGCACGTTCACTCTCTGGAATGGCAGCGCCAGTTACCTGTATGTCAACGAACAACGGAGGTAGGTGGAGATGGTTGGACTTGCGCCATTGAACGGCCAGGAGGTCAACAACCTCGTGGGCACGCACCTCCGCTCGTTCACCGACATCAAGGAAACCATCAACCACGACAAGGAGTGGCTCGAAGCCATCGACCTCAAGGCCGAGCCGTACCTGCTGAGTGCCGACGACGAGACGCTCATCAAGAGCGCCATCCTGCAACTCGACCAGACGCTGGATGACGTGGACATGACGTTCATCGAACGCCTGACGGGGATGTGGTAGATGAGCATGTCGTCGGTGCCGCCAGCGGGCTGGTTCAAGGATTCCAAGAGCTCGGACGAGGACGCCATGGAGCGCGCCACGCTCGAGCTGGCCACCGACCTGCAGCACCAGTTCGCGGACCGCGACCAGCTGTATCGGGACATCGACGCCGTGCTGTTCGGCGAATTGCCGGTCGAGATCCCGGAGGCGTACAGGAAGACCGCCATCGAGGTCCGCTCGCCGCTGGCCATGCACATCGCCACGACTGTCACAGCAGCGCTGTCCGTGAACCCGATGTCCATCGTCTTCAAGCCGATCGGCTTCGGCGACATCTACCAGTCCAACTCGACGTTGCGTGAACATTTCTTCGAGGCAAGCTGGACGCGCCAGGAGCAGGAAGCACGTCGGCAGCTGCTGCGGCTGTTCATGTGGAGCATGGCCGTCAAGGGCGAGGGCGTGCTCAAGACCGTCGAACGTACGCGGGCCGCGTGGGGCACCTACGACAGCAAGCAGGACGCGCTCAAGAAGACGCTCGAGGCCGACGAGGACCTGGACCAGGACGCCCGCGACCGCATGTACGACCACGAAACCGAGGGCTACAAGCTCGGCCTGCCGTATCCGATCGCCTCAAGCGACGTGCCGCCCGAAACCTTCTACTACACCAAAAACGAGAACGGGTTCACGTCCGTCGTCGAGATCAAGGAGCTGCCGTACCAGGAAGCCCTCGAGCGCTTCGGCACCGGCCTGAACAGCAACGGCGAGGTCGTCAGCCCGAAAACGTGGTCGGGCATGGACCCTCGAGCCGCCGAGCTTGCCAGAGCCGAGTGGACGCAGTCAGTGCGCGGCACCAGTCGCGGCGACCAGACCGTGCGCTGCATCGAAGCCTGGGACTGGCAGCGGCAGGTGATCCTGCTCTCTGGGCCGGGCCAGCGCCACAAGGGCAACGGCTCGCTGGGCGAAGCCACGCTGTGCCGCGTCCTCAAGCACCCCTACGGCGACCCGGTCCTGAAAACGTTGCGAGGCCCGTACTTCCACGCGCTGGGCATCACTACGTCCAGTCGTCTTCCCGAACGTGCCGGGCTCAGCATCCTGTTCGGCTTTCTGCGGCTGTTCCCGCTCATGGACAGCCTGCTGACGATGCAGGGCCAGGCGGCGTACATGACCGCCTACCCGGCGTTCAAGAAGACCACCCCGCCGGGCGTCATCCCCGGACTGCCGACGATGCCCTACGGCACCGACGGACGCGAGCGCGCCCAGACCATCGAGCCAGGCAAGCTGTTCCCGTTTGACGTCAGCCCCATCGACCAGCCCAAGTCGGGTGTCGACGCCGACAAGCTGATCGCCAACATCAAGGACATGATGGAGTGGGCGCTGCCATCCGTCGTGCAGGGCATGGTGGCCAGCGATCAGAGCGGGTACGCCCTGAACCAGGCGGCGTACCTCGCTCGCCTGGGGTGGGATCCGATCGTCAGCAACGCCCAGGTCGCGCTCGGCGAGCGCATCGGCTTCGAGTCGTGGCTGATCGAGAACCGCATCAGCGAGAAGGTCTATGCCTGGGGCGAGATCGAGGCCAAGAAAGGCAAGAAGACCATCGGCGGCCAGTCAAAGGCTACCTGGCTGGGCATCGGTCCCGACGATCTCAAGGGCGTACACCGGTACGAAGTGAAGCTCGCACCCTCCACACCCTCGAACGAAATCATCGAGACGCGGGCTATCGGTGAGAAGATGCAACTCAAGCTCATCACGTATGAAGATGCCGTCGAGCGCGCGGGATCGAATCCCGACGAGGTAGAGAAGTCCTGGCTGCTGCACGATCTCAAGGGTAGTCAGGAAATCCAGCAGGAATTGAAGAACGCCATCTTCCAGAAGATCGCGACGATTCGGTCGGCGCGCATGGAAGCAGCAGGCATCCCACAAGGACCACCCGGCGCCCCGCCATCTGGCATGCCTCCAGCCGGTGCAACGGGCGTGCCGGGCGGAACCCCTGGCGCACCACCCATGCCAGGCCCGGGCGGCATGCCGCCCAATCCGGTGCCATCCCCCGGTCAGGGCCTGCCCGTCGCCCCACCTCCCCCGGGTGGCGGCGGCGGACCAGGGTTGCCGCCCGGCGGCATCCCCGGCACGCCCGCGGTGCCGATGCCGCGGGGGCCGATGCCATGAGTCCGCAGCAGACGATGATGGACGAGGTCGCCAACGACCTCGCGTTATGGATCGATGAGACGGCGACCAACATCGCGCTGGCGTTCGCACCCACCAGGGCGCCGTTCGCGGCCAAGACCACCGAGCAGCAGAAGCTCGAGTACTACAGGTCCAGGCTGTTCAACCCCGACGGCTCGCCCAACGAGCAGGGGCGCAGCGAAGAGCTGCGGCGGCTGGGCGTGGAGGGCTTCGGGCTGGTCTACAAGTCCATCATTCGACGCTGGCCGGAGCTGAAGATCCCCACCCCGCCGCCGATCGAAGTGCCTGACGAGTGGCCGAGCGGTGCGCCGCCGCCACCCATGCCACCTGGAGGGGCAGCCGCATGAGCATGCAGTACACCGACACCTCGCTCGCCGACAGCGCCGCCAAGAACGCGTACTACGACGCCCAGTCCAGGGGATTGGACGCGAGCGCTGCCAATGCCGCGGCGCAGCTCGCCTGGAAGAAGACCATGGACGAGGCGTCGATGACTGGCATGTGGAACGGCCAGTGGTCGATGCCCTCCAACCAGTTCTTCGCCAACACCTTCGGGCAGTGGATGCCGAACGGGCCGCAGTCCGGCCAGCAGACGCTCCAGGGACAGCAGACCGCCGCCGACATTGCCCAGAACTGGTCGCAGATGTTCGGCCAGTACTACGCGCCCGGCACCGCGCCCACCCAGGGCGCGGCCACGCTCGCCGCCCAGAACCAGGCCAACCAGCTCGGCCTCGCCCAGGGCGGCCTGACGGGCTGGTACACCAATCCCGCAGGCAGCCGCGAGCAGACGCTCGCCGGCCAGCAGCAGCAGTGGCAGCAAGGCTTTGCCCAACAGGGCTTCGAGGCGCAGCAGCGGCAACTCCAGCAGCAGAACGCCCAGAACTACCTCCAGCTACTGGCGAGCCTGCGCGGACCCGCCGATTGGGCCAAGTACCAGCAGGTGCTCGGCACCACACCCGGTGGCATGCGCGACCTGTACGCCGCGGCCATGGGCCAGTACGTGCCCGGCGGCGGCGCCACCACCGGCGTGCAGCCGCAGGCAGCCAGCCTGCAAACCATGATGCAGCAGGTCCAGGGCACGCCCGGCCAGTACGAGGGGTACGTCACGCCGCAGCAGCAGGGCGGCTACCAGTATTACAACGCGGCAGGTCCGGCGCAGACCTACCAGCAGGTGGGCGGCCCGCAGTACGCCAACATGGAGCAGGCTCAGGCCGCACGCGCGCAGCAGGCGCAGCAGGGCGGCACCCAGGTGTGGGGCTCGGGCATCGGCGTCGGCGCCCAGCAGCCCACACCCGCCCAGCAGCAGCAGGCCCAGGGCGGCGGCACCAACATGTACGGTGGCCAGCAGCAGCAGTACAACCTGCCCGCCCCCAACCAGATCTCGAGCCAGGCGTGGAACGCGTTCACGCCCAGCCAGCAGCAGATGATGCTGGGCGAGTACGAGTCGCGGGGCTGGGACAAGAACGACGTCCAGGCGCTCTACAACCAGAGCCTGCCCAAGTACGCCCAGAACACCGCCAGCACGGGCTCGTGGGGCCGGTGAGACGAAGCCATAGGTTCACGCTCGCCCGGATGCTGCTGTATCGCGGCATGGGCTGGCGCGGCTGCTGGGGCTGGACGCACTTCCCGTGGAGACGCTGGCAATGACGATGCCGCTGCCGGACATCGACCAGCAG